CCTGACTTCGACTAGGGTAATCTTTAAATACTAGCGTCATGTAAAATTATACATGGCGCGCTCACATATTAGTTGGAGGATTTTATGAAAGCACAGCAAATGCTAGTTTTAACAAATATGTTAGCCAAAATAATCTCAGAATTGGATGATGTCAAAGGAATGTTGAAGGAAAGTACATACGAAGATTTTGTAGGTGAGGAAGAGTGATTGAGTGGATAGAAATACTAGAAATGTTAGCAGTAGTAATGGCCTCGCTGGCTGTTGTAATTGCTTTCGCGGTACTTGTGGGATTTGTGCGCCGTATGATTCCAAAGGAACCAAGTACCAAACTAGAACCAACAAAACAGAAGGAGAAATTAATAATGAGTAAAGACACCGCAAGTGAAGGAGTTACATTCAATGACATTTTCATGTTTATGATAGCTGTGCCTTTAGTTCTACTTTGGGTTGGTTTCGCTGGGTTTGTTATACACAGTGGACTGCAAGACGACTCTGTTCTTGAGCAAATAGAAGGATATACAACTTTGATAGCTATATTAGGTGGGCCAGCCCTACTAATCATTAAAGATGCTTTAGATGTTTGGAAACAAGAACAAGCTGAGAAAACTGCATTCTACAAGGTAAAAGCACAAGCTGTTATCGATTATAATGACCACGCACAGAAACAATCTCAGATGATAGAGGCTAAACAGCAAGAACAAGAACATAAGATGGAATCAAAGAAGTAAGGAGATAAACTATGGATAAAATAATAAAGAAAGACTCAGACAAAATGGGTCAACAAGAGTACGTTGGCAAATCTTTCAAACTACTTAAACTAGAAGGAAACGGAGAGATTGCACCAGATAATAATGATGCAGTCCAAATTCCTAACGTTGAGTGGATTAAGAAAGTTAGAGCTAATGGAGCATCTGAATCTATAAAATACGGAGAATAGACATGGCACCTAGAAAAACAACTAAACGCAAAGCACCTGCAAAACGAAAGACAACTACAAAACGTAAGACAAAGTCTAGAGTTAATGAGGCTGGTAACTATACCAAACCTACAATGAGAAAGAGGTTGTTTAATAAAATCAAAGCAGGAAGTAAAGGTGGAGCTCCGGGCCAATGGTCAGCTAGAAAAGCTCAGATGTTAGCAAAACAATATAAAGCCGCCGGTGGAGGATACCGCTAATGGCTTTGAAAAAGTCCCAGAAGTCCCTGAAAAAATGGGGTAAACAAAAATGGGGCTATGTCACAAAAAGTGATGAGAAAAAACCAAAGTCAAAACGAGGTAGATACTTACCAAAGAATGTTAGGTCTCGACTAACCAAAGGACAGAAAGCAGCAACGAACCGCAAGAAACGTAAAGCTGGTGGAGTGGGTAGTAGAGCAAAGTATTCGAAGAAAATTAAAAAAGCAGTAAGGAGGGCGAAATAATGCCGATGAAAAAAGGTAAAAAGAAAAAAGGTAAAAAGAGATATGGCTACTGAGAAGGTTAAAGGTGTAAGTATGGCAGGTCTGAATAAACGTCAGATAACTGCTATGAAAAGACATAGTAAGCACCACACAGCAAAACATATTAGAGCAATGGCAGTTGCTATGAAAAAGGGGCAGACGTTTGCTCAATCACATAAGACTGCTATGAAGAAGGCAGGTAAATAATGGCACCAAAAAAGAAAAAAGATGCTAAATTAACTAGAGCAGGAGTATCAGGTTATAACAAACCAAAGAGAACTCCTAATCATCCCAAGAAGTCACACGTAGTAGTAGCCAAAGAAGGAACTAAGACTAAACTAATTAGGTTTGGTCAACAAGGTGTTACTACAGCAGGCAAGAAGATGGACCCAAAGTCCAAAGCCCGAAGAAAGAGTTTTAAAGCGCGCCACGCTAAAAATATTAAGAAGGGTAAAATGTCTGCAGCCTATTGGGCTAACAAAGTTAAATGGTAAGCTTTATATACACACACATTCTAAATATGTATGGGCACCCGCCACAGGGCCATTGCTCCATAGGTTACTTATCGCAAGTGCCATCGTGGGAGCCCCAATATGGAGATATCAACATATGAACAATACAAATAATGAAACAGCAGGTAATGAGACAGCAGAAGAGGGTAACTTAACTGCCATCTTAGATACTGTAGAAGAATCTGGAATGTTAGACGCTTTGATGGACGACCCATTATTAGCAGCATTAGCTGCACTGGTATTAGGTTTAGGAGCTTACGTAGCTTACACCGTACCTGCAGTAAAAGAGTTAGTTTTTAAATACTTAAAGAATAACGAAGCTGAACTAATGGATTTACTAGATAAGAATCTATCTAAAGCCCAGATGAAAGCTTTTGAAAAGCTAGATGAAACAGCACAAAAGCACGTTAAAGATTCCTTAGTCCGAAATGTACTAGTTACAGCTTGGGATGAGAAAGATGACGAGCTAGCTAGTCTTGTTAAGTCCAAAGTCAAATCCGCCCTTGATGAAGGGAAAGGACTTTGAACGTAGAGGAATACGAGACTCGATTACGTCAAAGGGTAGGAGAAGCTGAATATGTACGTCATAAAGAGCTTGTTCGCCTTTTGGCACGTAATCTTGCGCTGGAAGACGTGTTGTGGGAAGAAATTCTTATATGTATTCGGGATGTTAACGCTAGAACAGAGTTATTGCGACAACGAAACCAAATAGTAAGAGATATCCATACAGAATTTAGAGCATTGAATATTGAAGTACCTACTGAAATGGAAAAGAGTGCAGAAGGTTTTGGTTCATTCTTAGAGGAACTAGTAGATGATGAAAAACGAGAAACACCTAAAAAGCCTGTTGACAGGTAAAGGTGGAGTAGATTCACGACAATTAGAAAAAATTTTCGCTAAATGTAGAGACGACAAAGAAAAGATGCGTAAATTAGTACGTGCGTTCTGTACAGCGTACTTAATTGATAATAAACAGAGACCTCTACGCATGAGACCTATGCAAGAGGACATTGTATTAGAATGTTTAACAAATCGTAAAGATGATAAACAAAAAAAGTTAGCTATATTAGCACCACGAGGAAGCGGAAAATCTTTCGCTTTATCAGTAGCGGTAACTATATATATGTTTTTTAATAGGTTTAGAGATTTAGTATTTATACTGGCTCCTACAGAAGACCAAGCTGCTTTAATTTTTAATTATGTTTATAGACACTTTGCTGACAACACTTTTTTAAATGGATTAGTAGCAAATTATAGATTTCATAATAAGCCCAACATAACACTTAAGGGGGGCACAGTTATGAGAAGAGCTCCGTTAGCGCCTAGTAACCAAGGACAAGCTATACGGGGTCAACACCCTACATTCTTAGTAGTTGATGAGTCTCCACTCATCGACGATAAATTATTCATTGATAATGTAGAACCTTCTATAGTTTCTAATAAAGCACCCTTTATTAATCTTGGAACACCAAAGTCAAAGGATAATCATATGTGGAGATATTTGTATGACGACAACTATGCAGATACCTTTACTAGATTACATTACACATGGAGAGATGCCGTGAACAAAGGTGAAGCCTATTCAGCACCTTATACTGAAGAAGAAATGTTAGATAAAATGACAGAGTGGGGTGAAGACTCTATTTACTGGAGAACAGAGTATGAATGTGAGTTTGTAGAGTCGGTAGCGAATGTTTTTAGTCCAGAAAAAATTAAAAGGTGTTATGATGATTACAAAATTACTAGATTGGATGAGCATGGATTCGAGAGAGGAAGCAATATTACTGTTGGGGTTGACATTGGTAAATCTGTTAACTCTACTGTTATTAGTGCATGGTCCCTTGATAAAACTGATGATGCAAATATTGCACGGCTTGTATACATTGAAGAAATCAATGCTAGAACTGGAGGACACGATATTCCATACCAACGTAAACGTATTATGGATATTACCAATCAGCTTGGTGCTAGTCGCCTCATTGTTGACTGTACTGGTATTGGTGGTGCGGTTGAACAAGACTTACGGATGGCGTGTTTAGATGCTAATGTTCATTTCGTTCCTTTCGTTTTTACGGGTGGTCCTAAAGGTACTAAAACGCAAATGTACAGAGACTTCGTTTCTTACATACAACAAGGAAGAGTAAAAATACCTAATCCAGACAATTTAGAACCAAACATTGCTAAATTAGTTAACAAGTGGGTAAAAGAGCACATAGAATTAGAATATACTATGGATGCAGCAAATAAAACAGAAAAGATTGCAGCACCTAGTGGTAAACATGATGATTATTGTGATAGTTCGGCTATGGGGATACATGCAACTCTTAGTATGTTGCCTATGACTGGTAATTTTGGACAATCAATTATTTCAAGACCTATCAATAAACCTGATAGAGCATATCAAAGTAACTCCAGAAGACCAGTTTTTAGTACAACTATGAGAAAACCACAGCTAAATAAACATTCTTTAAGGGGAATCTAACAAAAACTTTATATACTCATCAAGATTAATTATTTAAAGCCATGTCGTTTATAGATAATGTTAGACGCAGGTTTGCATCAATTGGGAGCAACCCTTCGTACAAAAAAGACGACCCTCGTAGTTACGGAGAAGGAGTCATTCAAAGACTAAAAATCAATCGTGGTTTTAGTGTAGGTCAAGAAAAAGATTATGAACCACATATAGGTAAAAACAGAACTTATATGAATGTTTATCTTTCTGACCCTATAGTTAGAACACTCATTGATTTACCTTGTTTGTACGCTGTAAAAGATAATTTTGATATTGTAACTGATGATGATAATCTTAGAGAAGAGGTTGAAGGAATGTTTAGAGATATCAATATTGAACATATATTATACGGGTGGTTAAGAAATGCAAGAATATTTGGTAGTGGATATTTAGAATGGACTGGAGATAATTTAGTTTTACGTTCAAGTCAAAATATGTTCGTCAAAAGGAACGAGCATGGACAAATAGAATATTACTATCAAAAAGTTGGAGACGACGAAGAGAATGTAAGATTTGAAGAAGATGAGGTAATAGCACTAAATAATAATTCTTTCGATGATTTAGCATATGGTTTATCAGATATACATCCTATTTTATATTTGGTAGATTTAAAAGATTATGCAGAAAGAGATATTGGTGCTGCTTTAAATAAATATGCTTCAAGTCGTTTTGATGTCAGTGCTGGTTTACCAGATATGCCTTATGGTCCTGATAAGATTAACGAAATAGTAGATGCATTTAATACTTTAGCTCCGGGCGAAGACATTATACATGGTAACGACATTGTTATTAAAGAACTACAAGGTACTCAACGAGCTTTTGAGTATGGTAAATATACAGATGATATATTAGATAAAATACACGTAGCTTTGAAAACACCACGCACTATGTGGACAGACCCAGAAAAAGCAAGACCAATTTTTGAACCATATGTAAGATATTTACAAACAATGGTAGAGGGTGCACTTAACGCCCAGCTGATGCCACAAATAAATAGTGGAGAAGCAAAGTTTAAGTTTAGGCAGATTAACGTTGATGACGCATTCACTAAAGCTAAGACTGATATGATATATTTATCAGAAGGAGTTTTATCACCCGGTGAAGTAAGAGAGGAAAGAGGTTTGAATCCAGAAGGTGTAGCCACATTAGATATGGAAACATCTGAAGATATCAAAGCTTCTCCTATAACACAAGAACAAAGTGATAAGAATGTGAATATTTCTGGAGGAAAGGACCAAGACAAAAGAGAAGAGTCCTCTAGAGCACAAAACAGGGGCAATCAGCCCTCCGCAAACGCGACAGGAGATAGAGCATGACATTTGAAAAATGTATGATACAAACTAAATCAAACCTGAAGAAGAGGGGTTTTGATAACCCAGAAGAGATTGCAGCTGGCATGTGTAGCATGTGGGCGCAAGAGAACGGCGTAGAGCGGGAGTTTGCAGAGGGTAAGTCTACAGAACCTACACGCAGAACATTCGGGATGAATGTAGCGGAAGGAGACGATATTACATTTTCCAGTGATGAGGGAATTGACTCTGTTACATTCCCGGTTATCGCTATTACATCCGGACCCCATGAATATGAGGTAGAAGGAGAAGAACATAAAGTTTATATTGAAGGAGGTATGTTGAAGGACAACCTTGAGAAGTTCTCAGAACTCCCGATTTATATTGACCATCAAAGAACAGCTGAGGATTTAATCGGCATGGCAACGAAACCTGAGCTAATCGAGATGGATAATGGAAAGACCGCAGTTAAGATGTTGGCAACAGTATCTAACAAATATGGCCGCGGTCAAGAAGTGATGAACAAAGTCAAGGACGGGGACATGACTCATGTTAGTATTGATTGGTTTTCCAACGATATTGATGTGATGGGTGACACATATGCCACTAACATTCGTCCCACAGAGGTAAGTTTCATTGACAATGAAAAAATGGACCCCGTCTGTAAAGAATGTACAATAGATGGAAATGAATGTGATTCACAAGAATCTGAAGACGACCACGACTGTGGTTGTGGTGGCCATGAGGATTCATGTGGATGTGAAGACGGGAAAACAGAGGTAGAAAATATGTCAGAAGAGACAAAAGAAACAACTGTAAAATCCGAGGCAGAGAACATTGTCGAACGCGAGTTCGCTTCTCTACGTTCACAACTTGAAGCTGCAGAAGCATCCAAGAAAGAAATCGAATCTGAATTCAAGAAAGCTATGAAAGAATTAGAAGTTTTCAAAGAAGCAGAGGAAGAAAGACTAACTAAGGAAGCAGAAGCACGAAAGTTAGAAACTGTAGAAGCAATTATATCCAAAGAAATCTTATTCGGCTCAGTCGAAGAAGAAAAGAAGGATGCTCGTGTAGAGGAACTCTCTGCATGGGATGAGTCCAGATTGACTGGATTCAGCGACGCTCTAGCAGCAATGCCAGAGCCAAGCAACGATGTCGAAAGGTCTTTCGGTAAAGGTAAATCAGCTGACGAAGGTGAAGTACCAGAACCAACAGAAAGAAAATTCGGTATGAAAATGGTAGATGGTAAATTAAAAATTGACCAAGACTACTATAGAGGTAACTAAATATGGCAACAGAAATTTTAGTAAATGACGGAGGAGCTCCAGCACGTATACTTCCATATATAGCAGCTGAAGCTATTTCCGCCGGAGAAGCATGTACTATCGATGCAACAGGTAAAGTCCAATTAGCAGACAGCGGTGACTCAGGTGGTCAAGCTTTTGCTTATGCTGGAATTGCTTTAACAGACGCCGCTTTAGGTGGAGTCTGTTCGTTGATAACTGGTGTAGGTGTAATTTTGAATATTCAAACTGCAGACGTAGTTGCAGGCACAGCATTGATGATGGGAACAACTCCCGGTCAATTGTTAGCCGCAACCAACGCAACCACCAAACCAAAAGCACAAGCAGTATGTTTAGCAGCTGCTTCAGCATCAGGCGCAGGATTACACAAGTGCCAAACACTCTAAGGTGATTTAAATGGTAGATGCAACTCCCGGTATACTAACAAGCTTGAACACAGGCTCCGTCAACGGCGGTGCAGGTGAAAGAGTCCTCATTGATTACAAAGAAGCAATCCGTGATTACAGAGTCACAGACCTTCCAGTAATGCAATTCTTTGCAGACCCAATGACGACTGATACAGGCGGTGATATTGATATCACTTTCGCAAAACCATCGATGTCGATGGAAAAAATAGATGAAGGAACAACTCCTCAATACCAACACACAAAACTACGCTCCGAGAGAGTCGCAGTCAAAGAGTGGGGTCTTGCAGTAGGTGTAACCCGAAGAATGATAGAAGATTCAAGATTCAACGAAGTTGAAATGGCATTGAACGAAGCTCGCAGAGCTGTAGACAGACACATGACTAACCACGTAGTAAAGGTTATTTTTGGTTCTGGCTCAGCAGACGACACTTTCGGTACAATCGCTATTGGTGCTACAACCGCTGAAGATACTATCACAACTTTCTCAACAAACCCACAAGGTGGTTTCTTAGGAAAAGACGCAACGTTTGCTGGTCGTCTAGACCAATACGCAGACCAAACAATAGCTGTCCTTTCAGGAGCTAAGTCTTACAACAACGCAACCAACGATACCGCAGGAGCTATCGCATTATCCGATATTGCTGCTGCTATCTCTCGTATGTCAAAGCACGGGGCAAGTGCAACTCACTTGTTCATTTCCCCAGCTCACTACGAGAACTTACTAAAGATGGCTGATTTTGCTAGTGTTTTCACAAACACAATGGCAGTATCAGGCTCTGCAGTAACTGGTGCAAACGTAATGCCTACCGCTCCAGAAAGCAACCCATTCAGCGGAATGTTGAATAACGGTGGCTTAGCTGGACAAATCTATGGTTTACAAGTCGTAGTAAACGCATACGTCCCACAAGACCGCATGGGTGTTTTCGATTTATCTGCTAAGCCAATGGCTTACGTAGAAAGAAGACCTCTAACGGTTGAGGAAGCAAACCCCGGTTTCGGAATTGTCGGTTCATACATGTCTATGAGATATGGATTGAAAGTCGTCAGACCAGAAGCTGGACAAATAATAATTAACGCTTAGATTGTTCTAATAGTTTTTTATGAAAGGTACGGGGAGAGCCTTAATCTCCCCAACATTTTTAACTGGTGAATAGATGGCACGTTATACAAAGGTATTGAAAAGTTTAGCCCATAATGCAGTGGGTAATAGACGCATAGAGGCCGCAGCACCAGCTGGAAACAATTATTATGTTACTGGGGCAACATTAGGTGGTGCACCTAATTACACCCTTTCTTTAGCTCGTAACGGTGGGCTAGGTGCGGTTAACGTTAATTTAGTAGATTTAGTAACTGCAGGAACTAGTGGTATCGCTGGTTCTATTGCCGATAACCAAATAGCTGTAGGAGCTTCTACAGCTGACAGTATAGAAGGTAGTTCTGTTTTAACTTATGATGGTAATAAAGTAAAACTTGGAGATTCTTCTGATACTGGTAATTATTTTGAAGTTCAAGGTGACGATTCTGAAAACACCTACGATGTTTTTATCGGAAGAAGAAGATTTCCTAGAATATCTTTGAATGATAGAGGTTCTTATACTATGCAGATATGGGCACTTGGTAGCGAATTAAGATTTGGTACGAGCGCAGGTAGTAGCACTAATGCTGCTTTTGTAGTAAAGAGCGGTAGTACTGCTGGTGCGTATACATATGGTAGCTTGGGTATAGGTACAGGTTCACCTTCTACTAAATTACACGTATCAACAGATGATGAAATGTCTGCTACCTTTGAAAGCACAGATGACACGTCACGTATAAGAGTGATGGATAATGACACAACAACTTATGTAGTTGCTAAAGATAATTATATGTCTTTAGGTACAAACAATACATTACACGCAAATAACTTAAATATAAAAAACGATGGTAATGTAGGTATAGGCACAAGTTCACCTGACGCCCCATTACATATACTCAAAGCAGCTGGTGGCGCTAATATAGTTACAGCGTTAAAGTTAGACCCTGATAA